GTGCGCAACCTGGTGGTTGCGGTCGATGTGGACGGGGTGGGCGTTGTGGACCCCGCGGCGACGGTGAGTGTTGGCGGGTCGGCGATGGTGGCGGCCGGCGTGGATGTGGTGGGGGTGGTTGGGCCAGCGGTGACGGTGCTGGCGGTGGCCAACCTGGTGGCCGCGGTCGATGTGGATGGGGTTGGGGTGACCGGCCCCGCGGCGACGGTGGCGGCGGATGCGGTTGTGGATGTGGCGGCCGGCGCGGTGGGCGTGGTCGGCCCGGCGATTCGGGTGTTGGCGGGGATCGTCCATGTGACGGTGGTAGCGGACGCCGATGTGATCGGGATTGCGCAGCCGAGCGCGGCGGCGGTGGTGGTGATGGTGGTGGCGTTGTCGGCGAGCCGGTCGTTTGGGCTGGCGGCGACGGCGAGCGGCGGGGATGTGACGGCGGCCCGGTCGTTTGGGCTGACGGGCGTGCAGGATGATGGTGAGGTATCGGCGACCAGGTCGTTTGGGCTGACGGTCGATCGGGGCAATTAGGAGCGAGCTATGGCTGATGTGATTTACAACAGTTTCTTCCGGGACCTGTCGAACGGTTCGATCGACCTGGACACGGACACGTTCAAGTTGATGCTGGTGACGAGTACGTACACGCCGAACAGCGATACGCACGCGAAGCGCAGCGACATCACGAACGAGGTGAGCGGGACGGGCTACACGGCGGGCGGGGCTGCGCTGGCCAGCGTGACGTTGACGCTGGACAACACGAACGACCAGGTGGTGTGGGATGCGGCGGACGTGACGTGGTCGTCGAGCACGATTACGGCGCGCGGTGCGGTGCTCTACAAGAGCCGGGGCGGCGCATCTACTGCTGACGAGCTGGTGAAGTATTTCGACTTTGGGTCTGACCAGAGTTCGAGCAACGGCAACTTCACTGTGCAGTTCAACGCCAGCGGCATCTTGCAGGTGAAGAACGGTACATGATGAGCCGGGAAGTGACTGAAGGGCTCCAGCAGCAGGGCGCCGATGAGGCGATCCAGTATACGTTGACGGTGGCGCCGACGCCGACGAGTGTGACGGACGTGGCGGTGTACGACGTGACGGGGATTCCGGTCGATGTGACGGCGACGGTGATGCCGACGGGCGATGCGGCGGTGGCTGGGGCGGTGATTACGCTGCCGCTGCTGACGGGGCTGACGGCTGACCATTTGTACCGGGTCGAGGTGCGGTACACGGACGGCACAAATGTGGTGGAGCCGTTCTTCCGAGTGTTGTGCAGGTGAGCCATGGCGATTGGTCTTGATGTGCTGGTGAGCCGTCTGCAAGCCGCGGTGACGGTGGACGGGCTGGATTACGAGCAGACGGTGCGTGATGCGGTGGCGCAGTTGGGGCAGGATTGCCCGACCCTGACGTCGACGACGCTGGCCGTGGTGCGCGGGACGGCGACCTATGACCTGCCGGCAGACTTCCTGTTTGTGGTGGAGTTGCTGACGCTGGCCGCGACTGACAATGTGTTGTTGTCGACCGACGGGCTGGTGCCGGTGTCGCCGGCGATGCGCACGGAGCGCTGGTATGTGGAGGGCAGCCAGATCCGGCTGGAGCCGACGCCAGCGTACAGCATGGACCGCACGCTGCGCTATGCGGCGGGGTATGCGCTGGCGAGCGGCGCCTATGCGCGGCTGAATGAGAACGGGGCGCGGATTGCGCTGCTTTATGCGCAGTACCTGGCGCTGCGGGCGAGCGCGCAGGCCATGGCGCCGAATGCGTGGAAGTACTCGATCGGCGATGAGAGCGTGGACAAGAGCGGCGCGCCGAGCAAGCTGGTGGAGGCGGCCGACGGCGCGCTGAAGCAGTACCAGTTGGCGGTGCGCTCGATGCGGACATTTGGCGCACGGGCGCGCTACGATGGCGACGGGGTTGCGGTATGAGCGGGTTGATGACGGCGGCCGACTGGGCGGCGATGGCGGCGGACCTGGCTGCGGTACGCGGCGACAATGAGGTGAGTATTGCGATCCGCCGCGGCAGCACGACGCTGGCGGCGCAGGCGGTGCGGATTGCACGGCTGGGCCGGGCGCCGGCCGCGGTGGGGATGAATGCGAGCGAGGTGCAGCAGGGCGTGGTGGCGCTCGGCGGGCTGAGCTTTGACGTGCAGGTTGGCGATCGCTTTACGGTGGCGGGCGTGCTGTACGAGGTGACGACAGTGCGGCCGAACCGGCGGGCGGCGGTGGTGGTAGAGGCGAAGGCAATACTGTGAATGGACAGAGAATTTCCGGCGCTCCGGCGACGCCTGAATTATCTAGAGAACGAGATGTACTCGTACCAGAAGTGGCTGAAGAACGGGGACGCAAGCCAGGCCGAGCAGTTCCGCCAGGCGGCCGACGCGGTTGCGGTGCAGGAAGAGGCGGCGGAGATCGGGTACGTGTTGCGCTTCTTTGAGCGACAAGGGTCGTTTGGCGATTGGCGGATGTGGCAGGTCGTGTTGATGGGGGCAAGTCTGATGGCCTCGATTGCGATGAGTGCATTGGCTTTGTTGAGGTAGAGTGCATGAGCATGGATGAGGTTGCACGGGTGTTGTTTTACGCTTCGATTCTACCGGCGTTTGTGATGGTGGGCGTGCTGGCCTGGAACGGGCAACTGCGAGCATCGGATTGGAAGATGGTGGCGGTGCTGCTGTGGATCGCGGCCAGCGTGTTTGGGTTGCAGATGCTGGGGCTGGTGCTGCTGCGCATGAATGTGCCGCGCCAGGGTCTGCTCTACATGAACACGGCGCTGATCGGGCTGCTGGCGATATTGCCGTGGGTGGTGGTGCTGCGGCGGGTATCGGCGGTGCCAGTTGTGACGAAGGCGCTGGCGGGGATTGTGGCGCTGCTGCTGGGGCTGGGGTTGCGCTGATGCCACCGGGGATTGTGTGGCGGACGCCGCCGGACGAGCTGGCGGCGGCGGTCGACCGGTACGGCGACCAGGTGCTGACGGCGGTGACGGCGGTGGCGCAGTATATTGCGACGCAGATGCAGAATGCGGCGAAGCAGAATGCGCCGTGGACGGACCGCACGGGGAACGCACGGTCGGGGCTCTTCGGCACGGCAGAGCGGGATGTGGCGCAGCGGATTGTGACGATCTATTTGAGCCACGGTGCGACGCTGGACTATGGGCAGTATCTTGAGCTGAGCAACGGCGGCCGCTATGCGGTGATTATGCGGACGATTGAGGGACATCTGCCGGCGCTGAATGCGATGCTGCGCGATGTGCTGGGGTGACAAGGTAAAGTTGTCAGTCGTGAGGGGTTGCGATGCTGGATGTGGTGGTGAATGCGCTGCAGGGGGACGGGACGCTGGCCGGGCTGTTGACGGGCGGGATCTACGATGGCGGCGCGGTGGATGCGATTAGCCGGCAGGAGACGCCGGACGCGTACGACGCCAACCTGGAGCTGCTGCCGTGCGCGCTGGTGCGGGCGGAGAGCGCCACGCCGTGGGGGCCGATCTATGACGCCGGGCGGCTGTACTTTGTGGTGTGGATGTACCAGCGCTCCGGCGCGGCGACGATTGAGGCGGCCAGGCTGCGGATCTATACGCTGCTGCACCGGCAGCAGTTGAGCACGACGGACGGGATCTATCGCATCGACCACGCCAACGATCTGTTGGGGCTGGACGAGGCGCCGCTGTCGGCGAAGGCTGTGATGAGCCGGTTTGTGGCGACGATCGGGAGGGAGTGATGGCCGGGTATGGTGACAGGCCGTTTGGGCTGCGGCAGGTGAAGCTGACGGACGAGGCGGGGGCGAACGCGGTGACGCTGCCGCGGGCGTTGATGATGCACGTGACGCCACGCATGGAGGTGACTGAGTTCACGGCCGAGGCGGTGGTGGTGGGGACGTCGGTCTTTGCGGCGGCGGCGGACTGGGAGTTGGAAGCGGGCGGGCTGAGCCTGGAAGCATGGGCGAAGCTGACGGGCCTGTCGGCGGCCGCAGCGGGGAGCACGCCAAACCGGACGTGGACGATGACGGCCGCGGCGGGGGCGGAGTTCCCATACCTGCGGGTGTACGGGCGAGCGGTGGGCGACGCAGGGAGCGATGATGTGTATTGCGTGATGTACCGCTGCAAGCTGACGAGTATTGAGGGGAGTTTTCGCCGGGGCGACTTTTACATTACGAGTTGTGCCGGCGTGGCGGTTAGTAATGCAACGGGGTTGTATCAGTTTGTGCAGCGGGAGACAGGCGCTGCGTTGTAACGGAAGTTACAGGAGGGTGTTGAGATGGCGTTGACAGGGACTATCAAGCCGTTCGGGTTGCGAGACATCAAGCTGGTGTCGATTCCGGGCGGGACGCAGGTCGATCTGCCGTATGGCATGACGATGACGTTCAAGGAGGTGTTGACCTCGGGCGAGCTGCGCGGCGACGATGCGACGCAGGCGATCGTGGCGATTACGGACAAGCTGGAGTGGGAGCTGGAGTCGGGCGGGATCAGCCTCGAGGCGTGGGCGGTGCTGACCGGGCGCACGATTACGGCGGCCGGCACGACACCGAGCCAGACGAACACGATCACGGCCAATGCGGGGGATGTGTACCCGTACTTCAAGCTGTACGGCAAGAGCGTGGGCGACGGGACGGACGACGTGCACATTCTGATTCAGAAGGCGAAGTGCACGGGCGCGATCGAGGGCGAGTTCAAGGACGGCGAGTTCTGGGTGACGAAGGCCAGCGGCGTTGCGATCACGAACGGCACGAAGATCTACGACATTGTGCAGCATGAGACGGCGGCCAATCTGCCGGCCAGCTAACGCGCCGACGGTTGGTGATTGAGAG